TCCGAATACCAAGCCAGCATCCAAACCTGGAAAGCAAAGTCACGCTACATGCGCGCCGGGCTATCCGAACTATCCAACGCGCTATTGGAAGTCCATGCCTGGCTGCATAACCTCACCCCACCCAAAGCACGCGTCAAGGTAGACATGACCGCACCAGTGCAAGAAACCATGCTCGACAAGGCATCCACCATCCAAGCCCTAGATGCGGCACGCGCAATCTCCACCCAGCAAAAGATAGACATGCTGCACACAGAATGGGACGAAGAAGATAAGCAAGCAGAGGTAGACCGCATCCTCACAGAGCAAGCGGGAACACTTGACCCGCTGGTTAACATTAAGCCAGATGAAGACCCACTAGGTGAGGAATAACCATTGGTCTTTGACCCGTCACGCACAGAAGGGCTCAACGATGACGTTGTAGCCCTGTATCAGCGTGCGGAGATGTATCTGGTTGAGGTGATCCGCCGTGCTCTAATCAGGACGGGGGAGTCACCGACGTGGGCTGAGGCGCAATTGCTTGCGATTAGGCAAGAGCGCGGAAACATTGAGGGTATGGCCGGTGCATTGCATAAGCGGTTGGGTACCACGTGGCGTAGCACGATTGATGCGGCGTATTTGCGTGGCCAGATTGAGGCAGAGAAGGAACTCGCCTCACTGCCGCAGCATTTACGCCCGGCACCAGCCGCGCCGTCGTTTGAGAGTAGTGCCGCTGTGTATGCTCTTGTGTCTGAGGCAATTACCACGATGGAGCCGGTGCATCGTAATCTTGTGCGCCGTGTGGATGACATTTGGCGGCGTATTGGGGTGGAGGCTACGGGCTACAGTGTGACGGGAGTGATGACTACTCAGCAGGCGGCGCAGCGTGCTTTTACCCGCATGGCGCGGGAGGGTTTGCCTTTCTATGTGGATAAGCGTGGCCGCAAGTGGGGATTGGATACGTACGCGGAAATGGCGGTGCGTACTGCCACAAACAAGGCTCTGCGCGCAGGCCACACCGACACCATGGTTGAGCACGGCATTGACCTAGTAGTGGTGTCATCGCATAAGAATCCTGCTCCGCAGTGCGCCCCGTTTGAGCGGAAAGTACTGTCACTCACTGGAAAGTTCGCGCCGGGAACACACCGAATCGATGACAACATCGTGAACGTGAAGGCAACAATGCGGGACGCTGAAGCTAGCGGCCTGCACCATCCTAATTGCCGCCACACGCATTCTGCCTACATTCCCGGCTACACGCGGGTAAGTGACGTTCCCTACGATGACGACGATTCGGGCTACAAAGCGACGCAGAAGCAACGCTACTATGAGCGGCAGATACGTGCCTCCAAACGCATGGAAGCTGCTGCCATTGATGAAACCGATGTGAGGGCAGCTAGGCAGCGCACTAAGGCTTACCAGGCGAAGCTGCGCGACCATGTTTCTAAGCATGATTTGCCGCGCCGCCGACACCGGGAACAAGTTCGCAAACCGGCCAGTGGGGCAGTAGGGCTATCCTTTGATGATTAGGGCATGACGCAACCCGCCTGGGGGGGATGGGGGTTGCGGGTTGGAGCTGTGCTCAACAACCAAGCTAAGAATAACCTATGAGTATTGGGTGCGCATCTTGAAAAATGAGGAAAATCGCCCATGTAAACACATAGGCGATTAAAGTCACTGTGACTGTTTAAGCGGCGTGGTCCTCAACCGAAGAAACATCACCGCCATGCGAAGTCCTACTAGCCAAAAAATCAGCCCAAGTAGCATCCGCATAATCCTCACCGAGATAATCCTCCCAAGGCATACACCAAACAGCCATCATCCCATGAGCAACCTCTACAAACTCATTCTGTAAATCATCCACAAACGGGGCAATCGCAGAACCGTACCGATTCACCAAATACGCCCGAAACCTTCCAGACTGCACCCGCTGAACCTGCTCCATTCCCTCATGCTCACGCACCATGTGCTGTTCTTGTAGCCCCATATCCTTGAGCTTCATTACGCCGCGCTCCATTCCTGTAGGTAGATAACCTGGGCTATAGGTGGTTGGGGAGGCTCAGGCTTATTGAAGTAGTCGAACATGTTAATCACATCGGCCATGGCTTATGCCACCTCCGGAAACATTGGGTCGATGCTGGAAAGGCCAAGTTTGCGCTGAATGAACTGAATGCCGGATGGCTGCACATAGGTGGTGTAGCTAACGCCCTGTTCACCGTTGGAGCGCTCAAAGGTGTGCGCTTTCACCTCAAAGTGGTGCATGTACTGCTGGTACGGGGTGTTACGCATAGCACCTTTAGGTATCAGGACACCGGCATTCCGTAGCTCACGGAACAGCCAGTTCTGACCCTTGCCGAACATTTTGGCCACCGTGCCAATGTTGTACTTTCCGGTAGCGTCTATGAACTCATCGTAGGCATCTGCTTTGGGTTCGAGTTCCTTATTTTTCGCTTCGAGTTGAAGGCGTTCCGTTTCCGCATTCATGGCGATTTGGATTAGCTCCATGCGGGTGAGTTCAGCACCGTTAACGGTGGGTTGCTTTGCTCGCCGCTCGCATTCGATGAAGTACTGACGGGCTTGCTTGCCTTTGTCCGTGCGCTGAATCATGGAAATTTCCTTAGCCATGTCCAGAGTCACGATGTGGTCGATACGCGGGCGTCCACCTGCGGGGGAGGTATTCCCCGAAATTGGGGAAAAGTCCTGACCTGCAACGAAGCCATACGCGGTCATGTCCTTGAACCACGTCGTATAGTCCTTGCCAATACCCAGGAACTTGTGTAGGTCTCGCCCCATGACAGCCTGAACGCCATCATTATCAGTCAACGGGATAACAACATTGTCATTTGCGCCTGTGTTAGCAGGCATGGGAGAATTGCCCATGATTCAAACCTCCGAAGTTTGAGTCCGTGCTCCGGGTGGCTGCAACCACGCCGGGGCTTTTACTTACCTACCGTAGAAATAACAGGAGGGTCATTTCCTCGGTATGGAAATAACCCTAATGTAAGTTTCGATTTTTCGCAAGTGCTAGTATCTACCTGCCTTAATGGCGCTCACTGTAGATTCCGAAAGGCCAGTAGCTTTAGCGATTTCCCGACCAGTGACAGTGCTCCGCAACGCAGCCTGAAAAACCTTACGCCGCTCTTCCTGAGCCTGAGCTATCGCGGCTTCGTACCGGTACTGGGCAGCTACAGCCGCTTCAAGTAGTTCATCGTGATTCGGTGATGTAGACAATTACCTAGCCAGCTTTCCAATATGTTCAGGGCAGGTGTAAACCGTGGAAGCGGCTACCAATTCAGAGGCGTTCATGTAGTTGATGCCATCCATAGTCTGCTGTACCGCGTCAATTAGCTGACTTCCGGTGTTGCCACTATCCATGCCATCGCACACAATAGTGGAAATCCTGCCGACTAGCTCCGGCTCAATGTTTATCCCCTTATCTGAAAGATATTGAGACGCGGCAGCGTTGCCGCCACCTACCTCCGAGGCGCTACCTTCTTCTACGGATTCCTCTGGGATGGCGAATGCGATTGCCACAATGGACACGGTAGCGATGATCGCGCCCGCTAGCATGCTCAGGGCAATATGCCACCAGCGAAGTTTGCGACCAGCTTTTTCGGGGGTGGGGCTTTGATATTGGATTGCGTCGTTGTATGTCATAGTAAACCTTCCTCTAGCAATTGTTGCACAACATTGTTACTTTAGGCAACATCTCATAAGCGGTCCCACTCTCGGCCTCTTTAGCAGCATGTTTGCGAGGATTTGAACGGGCCGCTTCCATACCCATAAATATATCCACACTGCCCATGTTCTCAATGGACAACGGTGTAATTCCCACACCCTACAGGGGTAATCAATCGCCCCAACACGTAGGAGAGAACGGTGCCCGAAAACACCACCCCGGAAAACACCAGCCAGGCGCAGGAAACCCCGGCAGGCCAGGAGCCAAACACCCAACCAGAAACCAACCAGCCACAGCAGGAAAACAATCAACCCGCTGGTGGTATCGACGACCTCCCCGAATGGGCACAAAAAGAAATCCGCAGCCTCCGCAACGAAGCCGCCAACTACCGCACCCGCAGCAAGGACGTAGAAGCCGCCAAGGCCGATGAACTAAAGGCCGCACAAGAAAAAGCCGAAGCAGAACGCAACCAACTCATCCAAGACATCGGCAAGAAACTAGGCCTAGTCGAAGACGAAACTAGCGACCCGCAAAAGCTCATCGAGGCAGCAGTAGAACGCGAACAAGCTGCCGCTAAGGAACGCGACGAGATGCGCGACACCCTTACCAAGTATCGCCGCAACGACGCTATGCGCAGCGCAATCGAAAAAGTAGACGGAACGGTTGATACCACACTCCTAAACGCCCTACTCAATTCGGACAACGCATACACCCAACTAGATGTAGACGCAGATGATTTCGAAGACCAGGTGTCCCAAATCGTCGCCCAAAAGCTCGAATCCCACCCGTCCCTAATCCAGGCGATTCATAAGGCATCCGGTGTGGATACGTCCAACACAAACCGAGGAAACCAAGCAATCACCATGGCTGACCTCCAACAGATGACCAGCAAGGAAATCTACGAGGCTCAAAAAGCCGGGAAGCTTGACCACCTCTACACCAACTAGGAGACCCTATGTCTGTCGAATCCTTTAAGCCGATCCTTTGGGCCGCAGCCCTTGACGCACCATTTCAGGATGCGCTCGTCTACTCCCAGACTGGTGTGGCAAATGCCCGCTTCCAGCCGGTACTGCAAAACTCCGGCAAGTCTGTCAAGATTAACCGCCTTGGCTCTGTAAAGACCCGCACTTACACCCAGGGTGAGGCAATCACCTACGACACCCTGTCTACCGAATCCACCGAGCTGGTCATGGATCAGCAAGAGTACTACGCATTCCTCATTGAGGATATTGACGAAGCCCAGGCCGCTGGTGACTTCCAGAACGAGTCCACCCGCCAGCACGCCTACGCCATGGCCGCAAAGGTGGATACCCACACCGCCGGTGTTCTTAAGGACGGTGCGAAGACCAAGCTGGGAAACAAGGCCGTGTTTGACGGTGCTGACTTCTACCGCCCGGCTGAGGGCCAGATGACCGCGTGGGATGTTCTGCGCGAGTTCTCTAAGCAGCTGAATAAGCACTCTGCCCCGTCCCTTGACCGTTGGGTGGTTGTTGGCCCGAACATGGCTGCCGCGCTGCTTGCTGACCGCCGTTTCACTGAGGCTGACAAGGCCGGTACTGACACCATTCTGCGCAACGGCCAGATTGGTTCCATCCCAACCTTGGGCTTTACCGTGTACACCTCTAACCAGGTTCCGGTGACTGCTGGCCGTGAGACGATTATTGGTGGCGCGCCGAATGCTCTGGACTTTGCGTCCCAGCTGCAAACTGCTGAGGCGTTCCGTCACCAGGATCACTTTGCTGATGCTTTCCGTGGCCTGCAAGTGTGGGGTTCCGCGCTGGCTTACCCGGAGGGTGTGGTGACTCTGGAGGCTGATGTGAAGCCGGGCACGCTTGGTTCCGCTCCGGCTGCTGCTGCCTAGTCGGTAAAGACCGTTTAGCGGGGTGTGGGTGGTTACCCCGCCCCGCTTTTTGCATATTTAGGAGACATTGAGAATGCTTGTATTTGCCCAGCCGGATGATGTTGTCACGTGGGCTGGATACGCGTTCGATAAGGACGTGAACCTACAACCGTTGATTAGGCGTGCCTCGTCGATGGTGCAGCGTGCTGTGCGCTCAGCGAGGTTTGAGGTGACCCCGGCTGGTATGCCTGAAGACCCGGTAATTGTGGATGCTTTGCGTGACGCGGTGTGTGAGCAGGTCACTGTGTGGGTGGAGAATGACATTAGCCCGACTGAGATTCAATCTGCTGCGGGTGGGGTCACGTCTTCCTCTATTGGGGATGCTTCGGTGTCCTATTCCACGGTGGAGGCAGCACAGGTGAAAGACCAAGCCGCGAATGAGCTGTGCGACGCGGCGCTAGACATCCTGGCTAACGCCGGTTTGATTGGGGGTTGGCCGTGGGTGCGGTAGAAGACGATTTCGCGCAGCGTTGGTTTAACCATGAGTGTGTGCTGCTGCGCGGTGCAGGCGCATCACCCTACGGCTGGCAAGAGGGTGAACCAGTACCGTTTAAGGGGTTTGTGCGGCAGGCCACCCGCCGCGTCGTTGGCCCAGAAGGGGAGCACACGGTCACGGAAACAATGGTGTACACCCCCATTGGTCTCATCGTGGAGCGCGGCGACCACATTGAACTGCCCGCCCCGTTTGAGACCGGGCCGTGGGAAGTCACCGAGCGCGCCGCATTCGATGGTGCAGGGAATCAAACCCCGAATCACCAGAAACTGACCCTGACTATCCCCAGCGAGTCCACGGGTGGTGGGGTGGTGAATCCTTATGGCTGAACTGGATTGGCGCGGCGAACAGGTCGCTAGCAATATTGAGCAGGCTGCTGTTAACGCGGCACGCGCCGGTGCACACCTGCTACGTGATGAAGCGGTGCAGCGAACCCCAATTGAGACCGGCACTTTGCGCAATAGTGCCCGCGCCAGCGTTGAGGGCAACGAAGCTGTGGTGTCCTACAACACCCCGTATGCAGCGCGGCAGCACGAAGAAGTGGGGTGGCAGCACAAGGAAGGCCAAGCCAAATTCCTGGAATCTGCCCTTTTGGATAATCAGACACGAATCTCTGAGCTGATAGCCAAAGAGATTGGGAAGGCGATGAGATGACCCCAACCTACAGCACCCTTCGTGAGGATTTAGCCCGCCACCTCGCCAACAATAAGCTTGCCCAGTGGGTGCCGAACGGCGTGTACAAGAAGTCCACCCCCCCCGCCATATACCTAGGCGTGCTACCGGATGAAGCAGGCCCAAGTATCGGACTAGCCG